TCCGTTGCTTTGACCCTTTCATTTGCGTTGTCGCCTTGCTTGTCAAGGCCGAACTCTTTCATCTTGTCAAAGAAAGCATCACTCTCTTTGTCGGCTTTCTCATTTTCTTTCTGGGCTTTCTCGGCAGCATCACTACAATAATGTTTTGCAAGATCGCTCTCTCTTACGAGGCCCCGGTCTTTCAGTATTTCATCGCGGTGCTTCTCACCATAGACAACGGACTTGAGGTTGCGGTCATAGACAGCCGCCCCACTTAGCCCACGCTGCCAGTCTGAAAGGTTTGATTTCAGAAGGGCTGGACGGGACATAATCAAATGGTAGGGCACACCGGTCTTGGGATCATACAAAGTATCAGGTCTGTCTTTGTAAGTAAATATCCTTTCGACGATGTGACCCCACTCATTCTGGTATTCGTAGATTGGCAACGTTCTCTCCTAACTCTGGTCTATCAAGGCTGACGCCATGTCTCTTTGTGCCGCGCCCCTAATGGCTCTGGCTTCCTCGCCTCCACCCTTGGGTATAGCCGCCTCTTGTAGTGGCACCTGTTCTGTCGCCCCACTTGGCATGCCTTCCACTCCGGGTGCAGCCTCCATCTGTTCGACGATGAACTCTTCCGGCAAGTCAAATACATTGACAAGGTATGAAAGAATCTCAGGTGCTGGGACGCCCAAGTCCATTAGCACAGGCAGTAGCTGGGTAACAGCAGAGCGCTTGATGGCAGACGCAATAGGAGTGCTGGCTTGATCGGCAAACGCAAACTTGAAGGATCCTTCAAATTGTTTACGTGTCAGCACAACTGGGTCTCTATCAACCAACACAACTTCTTTACGATCTTCATCGCTCGTCATGATCAAGTGGTAGATGAGTGACTGGTAAACTTCTCCCACCATTTCCAATGAGCGATGGAAGAAGCGAGCCATCCTGCCTATCTCGTTGGCGGAATATTGTGTGAGCGCTGCGACCTCTGTGGCCGAGGCGTTGGTGGCTGTCCCTCTGGTGAAGGGAGCCATCACGGTTCCTCTGTCCAAGTCAGCACGGATCTCTGCTTTATAGATTTGATAGTCCGGACTGAACCGGTTACCTTCCAAGGGAACGAGTGCTGTCCGTGCGTCTGTCTCTGGTGGAACATCCAACTCAACAATAGACATGTCCCTATTCTCGGCAAGGATGCTCGCACCCTCTTGATCAATAGCGCCACGACGGGTGACATAGATACGAGCATCACGTCGCAGCCCGTTCGCCCACACCGTCCTCATGTTGTTGATCTCCCATAGCTGGTCGTAGACCCTGGCCATAGATGAGAACCCGCGTAAGGGCTGGTCAGGAGCGTAAGAAAGATACACTGGAACCAGTGGGGGACAAGGCGATCCGTCTGCCTTACGGAAAGGAATAGGATCAGCCACGTCAATAATCTTCTTGGCTCGCACAGCAGACGGAGAATAGAAAATAAGTTTGTCGTTCATCAGGTCGTAGATCTCAAAGATCTCCACATACGAAAGGAGCTGTGAGCCATCGAGTAGTCCGGTCGCTGACTGGGAGTGACCATACTCGTCTCTTGCTCCACCTTCCAAGCGAGTATTGAGATACTCTTCTTTCACCATAGAGTTCCACTTGATAGAAGGAAACTTCTGTTTTGCCGCACCCATGGGTAGGAAATATCGATGACCGACAAAGCGGCTCTCCGTCCACTCCTCAGCATCAAAGTCAACAATGATGTCCCACGGATGAACCGCACGAATATCTACTGAATCCAACAGGCTGTCGTTTTCCTTGGGTGCTAACTTGTAGAAAGAATATGGGTATATCAGCGAGTAGCGAAGCGCCCTCTCTGCCACCACCATCTTGTCGTAGAGGAACCTATTGGCAACAGCCTCCATAACTTCTGGGTTCCCCCCGCCTTTGGCGTCAGGACCCACAGCCAGCGCGGGTGCCTTGCTATACAGGGAGGCTACGAAGCCTTCGATGTATGCGTATCCATCAGCGGTATTGACCGTGACGTGGTTCTCTACTCTGGCCATAGGGTCGGCGGCAGATGTAAACATCTCACCAAGATAGGCACGACTATAAGCAGTCATACGATCTCGTTGCCTGGACCAATAATTTCTGTGAAAAGTAATCAAGTAATCTATTTCTGACTCGTTCATGGGATCTCCTTATTTGTAGTTTCCAATCTTGAGCGGGTGATGCGCTCCCACTTGCCTTCTCTTTGGGCGGGTTGTCTGGTTGGTCCAGCGATCAAAGTCAGGTATTGGCATAGCGAGGTCTTTGAGATGATAAAGTCCTATTGCGTATGCCATGCATCGGTCGTCGTGAAAACCCTCGGCTGCTCTGGGAGCCAGGCCTTTCTTATCTTTTACCAAACCTCGTAGTTCAGTAAGGGTTTTGTCATCAACATAATTTATCATTGCTTCTTCCAGATATGTTCGAAGCAACTGGTATATGGTTATCTTGCTCTTGGATGTAGTCTTGAAAGCTCGGTAATAATTTATCATTGCTTCTTCCAGATATGTTCGAAGCAACTGGTATATGGTTATCTTGCTCTTGGAGGTAGTCTTGAAAGCTCGGTAGTCGTGCCAGCTTTCTGCGTGTAATATTTCCTTGAAGGCATGCCCGTGGTTGTTCACTTCAAACGCTATCATAGCGTTGTAGCGTTTGGCCAGGTTCATACAAGCAATTGTAAAGTCATGTATAGAAAGCTTGTTAGAAGACAGAATAGCGACAGGGCTACTTGTGAGCTTACTAAGAACAACACCAACGGAATAGTCTCCGCCTGTTCCTCCTCCAATATCAACTCCCATAATATATGAGTCTTTCGTAGAGTGTGGTGCCAACACTTCAACGGTCCCTCCTCCTATCTTCATAATGTCTAACTGATCAAAGTGAACGTCGGTGAAATAGTTATCATCAGCCATAGCATACGCTTCTTCAATACAGAGCGGATACTCTCGCTTGAATAATCTCTCGTCTTTGATCTCATTTATTTTCTTTCGTCGCCAGAATAACTGCTTGTCTGTAAGTGTAAACTTCTTCCGAAGCTTCTCTTCTTCCTCGCTCCATTCGATTGGATGTCCCCCGTTCTGGAGGGGCATTTGATACTGCGGAAAGGAACTCCATGGCAGAAAGATGACGTGCCACCCATCATCCTGGGCAGTCGCTATCTTGTGTAGGGCATCACCAAAATGGTTGGCTGTGCTCTCCAAGACAATCTGTCCCTTGTTCACAGAGGCTACGGTTGAGGCCAACCATTCGCTCGGGCTCTCATAGAAAGCGAACTCAGAGGCATGAACCATATTGAGAGTATAGCCACGATCAGTAGCATCTGACTGGGAACTCATTGCGAGCAACGCACTATCCGTGCTCTCAAAGGTAATACGATCGTTACGCTTGGAAGCTTCCCTTCTCAATTGTGCGGGGAGCTGTTCAAAGAAACGTTTGTCGATCTTCAACAACTCGTTTGCTGCCGTCTGCTTATTGGATACAACAACAGAGTTTAGTGTAAGATGTGAAGTGTATACTTTCCAAAACATATAGGCACGAACGATCGTGGTTATGCCCATTTGTCTGGCCTTTATTATAGCAACACGCTTATGTTTATGAAGGGCCTTGATGATCTGGATCTGTTCCATCGTCATCACTTCACCAAAGGAAATAAGTCTTCCTTCTTTGTCCTTGATCTTTAGACGGGCTATGAACAGAACAGGGTCTTCAAGGACCTCTGTAAGGCTATACTTCTTCCGCATCTGAGTCTTCCGCTTTTCTTATTTTAGCATCGACTCGTTTGCTTACGGAAACCAACCATTCATCTACTGGGGCTTTCCCCTCCGTGTTCTTGATCATTACGCCGCGCAACAATACGAGAAGCTGGATGAGGTCACCGATCCTGGCTCCTTTCCAATTGTCTTTTTCAAATTTCTGTATTAGGGTCGCGATGATAAGGGCGATAGACTTTTCAAAGTTGCCCTTTTTTATCTCGCGAACTGCGCCTGCACTATGTTTCGAACTCATTTAGATTCTCCGGTGTTTGCGTTTGAACGGAAAAGAGTGGCTAAAAGCTTCTCTTCCTTTCTTGACAAGTCGCTATCGTCTACTAATATAAAATGATTGTCAAAGAATTTGTCCAACGATATCGCTTGGTCAATCTGACGGAACATCCTATTGATGAAGCGATCGTAGAAGGAATGGTAAGGTTTGTTCTCAATCATCCAGCACCATTCTTCATGGCGATAGATCATTCGAGCGTTCTTTCTTTCCGGGTCTTGTGGGGCGTTTTTGCCTGAGTGATTAGTTTTCTTCCACTTTCCCATAACTTTCCTTGATTTTATTTCTGGCCTTTTCAAAGGTCTGCCGGATCTTTTCGTATGAACAACCATACTCAGCAGCCATAACTCTTAGCGACTTCTCTTCCTCAGCGATACCATAAAAGCATGCGCGCTCCCATGGGTTCAAAACGTCATCTATCAAATCGCAAAGGCTTTCATATCTGACGCGCTCTTCCTTCCGCTCTGAATAACTTTTATCTGGGAAGCTTTCTAACCAACCTTGCGGTGTGTATACAGTCTTGATCCAGTCGTCATAGAGCGGACACTCAATAACTTCTTCCCAATTCTCACACTTGTTGAAGCGATCGGTATGTGTTAGTCTCGGCTTCCTCTTAGTCTTCTTTCCGTATTTTCTTTTAGACAACAATAGTGCCCTCCTATCTTCTATATTATAGTAATTAGTAGGGCAAAAGTCAATAGCTAAATAAATATTTATCCTGTCAAACTTACTGACGGATCATTAGGAACTCTGATGAGACGATAGTATGCCTCAACATCACAGTTGCCGGCAATAGCCATCATAATATTTAGGGTCGCACCAGCAACGGTGGTCGCTGATTCGTTCAAGCATCCCTGGACACGAACAGGTGTGCTCGCATCATCCAACTGGAAAGCATCCCCATAGTCAAAGAGAACATCTGTCGCCGATGAAGTGGGGAAAATAATCTGTCTCCCATAAAACGAATTGGCTGCGTTATAGGTAATGGAGTTGGCATCGCTGGATGAGTATTCGGCAGAGGCTAAATAGGTGACGCCTGACTTCTTGTAAATCCCAGAAGACATCACGGTATTAGAAGGTCCATACGCTCCAACATAACAAGCCTGCTTGTTGGCGTCGGTAGGATTATTTGTTCCAAACTTGTAATGAACTTCAACACCCATAAACTCTCCGTCAGCCCAATCAACATCGGCACCAGTATCAGGGTTTATGATGTTCCATAAAGCGATGTAACAAGTTTGAACCGTGGGTGTGCCTGCCGAAGAGGCGCTGCCGACAAAGACTATCTCGCTTCCTGTATCGGTAATAGAAGTTTTGAGAGCGGTTTGTCCCGTCTCACTTGCTATTTCGCTGGCAAGCAAATGCTTCCAGGAGGTATTGACGGGGGCCACACCATAGGGAGCAACCACATCGCCCACACCGATGGGGACAATAGACATTACTGGACTCCTTCCTGGTAGGAATAGAGGTCCGCACTTGCGACGGTCACCGTTCCAGCATCAGTTTTGACGATGAGATACCAAGTCTCCGCAGCAGACGCGGTGGTTAGCCAAGGAAGATTGACTGAATAACCAACCATCCCATCGCCGGCAGTCGTTACGCCAGTAGAGATAGTCGCCTGTGTGTCTGGGAGGATACACTCGTCGCCTCCACTATCAATCGTCACACGCATCGTTAGTTTGGTTGCGGAACTCACACTCGTCAATAGGACACGCAGGAAGACTGGTGTAATCTTTGTCGTCGCATCCGTCGCCTTGATGACGAGGGTACAAGCCTTCGCAGCAGCATAAGAAGTTCCAACACTCGTGGCTGCGGTACAGGTAAAACTATCCTTTTGGATGTCTTTTTTTGGTGTAACAACAGGCATTATTTATCTCCTTTGATCGCTTCGGCTATTTCGCCTGGGCTTGTGCCGATCTCAACATCGCCGGTGGTCCAATCATAGGAACACTCCCCAAACATAGTTCCCAATACCACAGCCGATCCAACGATCGCGATAGAAATGTGGAACCGCTCTATCTGCTCTTTTATCCAAATCATAATAACTTTCTCCTACTAATAAATGTTTTGTCTATTCTATCTGGTTCTCTAAATGTTCTTCAATTTTTCGTAG